TTTCTAAGTCGAAAATAGATTCTATATCTTGATTTGATATTTCTCTTTTTAAATACTGCCATAGTTGTAAAGTTATAGATGCATCTTTCTCTGCGTATTGACCTACATACATTGCAGGTAATTTATACATCTCACCTTTTGCATCTACACCCCATTCTTTTGCAGCAGCATACAAAGCTGTTTCATCTTTACTTAATCCTGTGTATCTTTTAGAACAAGTATTTAAATCAAAACGAAACTGATTTTCATCACATAATGCGGCGGCTATCATAGTATCTACTATTCTACCATTGATAGTAAAACCCATCGATCGTAGCCAACATACATCATACATTGCATTGTGAAATATTTTTGTGGCTGTTGTATTCAATACATCTTTCAACCATTGCAATACCATGTTTCTATCCATGTTACCACCGCCTTCATGGGCTATTGGAAAGTATCCAGACCATCCTTCTACAGCAACAGCTATACCAACAACTTCACCATTTTTTGTTACAGACCCTGACCCAGTTTTAGTTAGGCCAGGATCTTTAGTTTCAAGGTCTATGGATATCTCATCGTGTTGACTAAGATTAGGAAATTCCTCTGGTGGTAACCACTCTGTTTGTGGTTTAAATATTAGTTTTTGGCTCATAGAGATATTTTTTCCTTATTAGTTTGTTTAATTTTTCTTTATTAGAAAATGCATACAACGCTGAATGATAGTCTTCAGGAAATATTTCCCAACTAATATCTTCATGTACTTCTAGTGATAGATAGATTTCTAGAAAAAATTTATATTTTTTATTCACTACAACTTTTTTATTTACTCTTGCTGGTGCTGGCATCTTTATTTATTTTCTTTATATCTGTTAGTTGTTCAATATCTTGAAAAGGAACCATAGTAATTTTATCTAATCTACCTTCACGTTGATAGATTTGATATATTCCTTTACCTGTTTCGTAACCTTTCTCCTTTAGTTTATCTTGTATATGATTTAATAATTCTTGTCTATTAACTAGTAGCCAATATTCATTTCTTTCAAATACTATGTAGTCTGCTTTACCTTTTACCCAACCAGGTTTACCTCTAACATTAGTTCCTTCAACCCAAGCAATATCATCTTGTTTTTTATTATCCCAACGATTTACTTTCTTCATTCCCTTAACATCAAACTTTAAAAGTTTATTATCTAATGTACCTTCTACATCCCAATGTTCATGCATATCTTGATAATCGTTTGCCCAAATAGGATCAGTTAAATTTTTAGCAAAGCTTTCTTCTACTATTTTTGCACGCTCTCTAAATTCTTTCCAACTCATTTTTTATCCTTTCGCATATCTTTTATTTTTAAAAGTTCTAATTGACAATAATGTATTATCTTTTTAATATCTTCAGCTCCTCCTTTTCTCTGATATCTACAAACGTATTTAATAACGTTTCCTTGAAAGAACGAAAGATCATTCTTTGAAATAAATTCATAGGGCTGTATGGGAAACTTAGTATAATGATTTCCGCCTACCTGGGTGTATTGAGGAAAAGCTTCCTCAAATATATCTTTATGTGTCATATAACCTCCTGCATTGGGTAACACTTGTTATCGTCTTTTGGTCTTATAATGTGTAAGTGTTCTCTTGTTCGAGTTGCACCTACATAAAATAATCTTGTTTCATCATCTTGATTTTTATCGTAAGATTTTTTAGTGTTGTATGTAAGATCAGTTAATAAAACTACATTGTCTTCTTCTCCACCTTTTGCACTATGAATTGTAGATAATTTGATCCGTGGTTCTTTGTTCAGCATCTCTCCATTACGTTTCATACGTCTTATATAATTAATTCTTTTTTGTCCTGCTTGATCAAAAGCGTCAAACCAAGTTTCTTTTGTTTTTAGTCCGTGGTCTTTTTGTAATTGTTCTAAACTATACACACCATTCTTAACCATAGATTTTAATTTATCTTTGTCCCATTTATTTTTACTAATGTATTTAGATATTTTTTCTATGTCTTTGTATCCTAGCATTTGTCCACCTACTAGATGCTCCCAGTTTAAAGCTGCTTCTTGTATATCTTTCTCATAAAGTTTTTTAAATCTATTTTCATAGTAAAAACCTTTATCTCTTATAGTATCTTCTAGTGGATCTAACATAGATCTTGTTCTAGTTAATACTAACCATTTACCTGAAGACATATCTACATCTTCAAAGTTATCATAAGGTGTTAGTCTACCTTCATGTTTCTTTGGATTCCAACTCTTATCTATTCTATTATTAACTCTACCTATAATATCATTTGCTAGTTCATGTATTTTTCTAGGAACTCTTTTTGATTCTTTTAAGTGTAAAGGTTTTCCTTCTTGTGCTATGAATGAATCTACATCCGCTCCTGCCCATCTAAATATTGCTTGATCATCATCACCTGCAATATAAGAATCTACTGTCTTCTCCCATATGTTCTTAACCATACTCCACTGCATTAAAGATAAATCTTGTGCTTCATCTATAAAAACAACATCAAAGTTTGGTGACATATCTTTCTGTATAAATTTTAATATCATGTCGTTGTAATCGATAAGATTATATTCTTTTTTGTACCTTTCTAACTCGTTAGCTAAATGAATCAGTGTCCCATATTCAACATCTTGATTATGTTCTTTCATATTGTATTGTCTATCAATACTTATGTTTCTAAGTTTAGCTAGATTAATTATTCTAAGGTAATCAGATTTTGTTGTAAACAATCCAGTTTCCTCTTCATCGTAATCATTGTAATCTAAAAATAAATTTTCTTTTCTACCTAAATCTTCGTAGTGTCGTTTCTGCATAACTTGATCTTTTTTAATTCCTAAAGTTCTAAACGCTAAAGAATGTAATGTTCTAAAGTGTGGTAAATCATCCTCTGAAAAATTAAATTTTTTCATAGCTCTTTCTTTTGCTTCGTTAGCTGCTTTTCTTGTGAAAGCAAAGTAACCAATTCTATCTGGGTTAGTGGTTTTTAAATAGTCATCTACCTTCTCTAAAAGAGTATGTGTCTTACCTGTTCCTGGTGGTCCTAATACTATTGTTCTCATTAATACGGATCCTTCTCTTTTAGTTTTCTTTGTGTATGTGTGTTGTCTGGTTTTTCAAAAGCATCTACTACCATGATGGTAGGTCTTTTTTTACCTATAATAATTCTATCATCAGTGCAGCTACAATATTCTTTTAACATCTGTTGAGTCACTTGTGGTTTCTCTGGCCATTTCTTTCTTTGTAAATGTCCATGATAAAACTTATGAAATATAAATTTATGTTTACCTTCTTCTGTGTATACATTTCCATTTAGTATATCTTTCTTAGTAGTCTCTGCTGCAGTTCTGTTTGTACAGAACTCTTCTAAGTGTTCTTTTAACTGATCTACAATAGAAGATCCTTCTGGTGCTTTTATTATTTCTACACCTTGTAATAATTGATCTGTATATTTTTCAAATTCTTTGACCGTGATTCGTGGTGGTTTTTTATTTATTTGTTTTGCAACAGTTCTTCTAAATAATCTTTGTTCCATCAGATAGTCTATGTTATCTAATTTAACTCTTTCACCATCTACATTAACCCAATAATATGGTTCATCTAATTCTACTTTCTGTAAATCAGATAGTGTTGGAAATACTGCGTCACCACCTATACCAAACTTTCTAGTTCTACATAAATTTTTATCACAATGATTACACATAGGATCTTCATTACATTTAAATCCTAAATCTTTACCATCGTTAAATTTAATTTTACCTTGAACTATCTTGTCATCAAGTGGTCCTTCAGGGTGCTTTTCAAAATACTTATAGTTAAATGCATTTATCTTTCCTTGCCAACTCTCTGGAAACTTTCTTTTTGCATATTGTATATATTGATAAAGTATTCTATCTCTACCATCTTTAATATCTGATTGTGTTAATGATTCTAAACAAGGTGGGCCATCACTAAATTCTGACTCTGGTCTTTTTACTTTTAATTGTTCTAATTGATCTGGTGTAATTTTATATAAATTATATAATAGATAAAAACGTTCCAGATTAACAGCTTCACCATTTTCATTAAAGCAATATCTTGTTGTTTTGTTACCATTAAAGTATGGTAAATTTAAAAAATTTCCTGTATCATCTTTGGATTTTAATTCTACTTGTTTTGGAAAAACTTCTGATCCACCGTATCCTAACACTGCACTAACAGATATTAATTTATCTCGCATTAGTTTTGCTTCAACAGGAACTGTTGTAAAACAAAATACATGTGCACCACCAGACTTAGATCTAAATACTAATAGTGGTAATTGTAAATTTTTTATTTTGTCTATTAATTTTTTGTGATCAAAACCTGCATAAGAATCTATATCTATACATCCCCATTTACATGTATTATCATCTGTAATTGGTATAATACCAAGACTAGGTTCTATACCTTTTAAGTGGTTCTCCCACATTTCATTTGTAACAAACTCTCTTTGTACAAAAGATTTACCTTTTATCTTTTGACCATCAGCACCTTTTCTATCTACGTAAGTGACACCATGAGCACGGTCTAATCCTGAAAATATTTTTATAAAATCATCCATATCTTCTTACCTTTATAATTATTAATGGGCGGCTCCAGTCTCCCTTTACCGCCCACTACCTAGGATACTTTAGTATGGTGACTTCTCTGTAGTCTCTGTATCTGTTTCGTGTTTTATCTCTACCTCACCCTTACCTACTTTTTCAGCAAAGTCTTTTGCTAGTTTATAAACACTTTGATCGGATACAGGTCCAACTTTACTTACATCCCAACCAAACCAAGTTCCTTTGTCATTAGTCATTTGAACTGACTTTAACTTATAGATGTGGCTAAATGTTGGTGGTGTAAACAGACCATTTTTACCTTGTAGTTTAATCGACATCATCATTGAGTTCCAAGTTCTGCTAACTTTTAACTGCGTTCTTGTCATCGATATAAGAGCACTAGTAGGTATTTGTCCCAACTGTACAACAAAATGATTTGCTGTATTTTCAAGATAGTTACCATTAGATAATCTATCTCTGTTGAACTGATCTCTTTTAGTTGTCTTAACAATAGGATCATCTATTGCAAAGATATTAACTGGAGCACCT